ATGATCACGACGCGCAGCATTGCTGCAATGAAGGCGGGGGAGTGGGCGGCAGATCCCGCCGCCAAGGGCGCAGGTCGCTTGCAGGCACGCAAGCTGCAGGGCGGGCAGGTGGCGTTCTACTACCGCTACACGGCCCCCGACGGGACTAGGCCAAGGATGCCATTGGGGACAGGGCTGTCGCTGGCGGAAGCACGGGCGCAGGCCGCCGAGCTCTCTAGACGTTACCAGGCCGGGAATCGTGACCTTCGCGCGGCCCTTGAGGCAGAACATGCCGCGGCGGAGCGCGCCAAGCACGACGCTGACGCCGCGCGCGCGCAGTCAGCGCACGCGACCCTGGGCAGCCTTCTCGATGCTTACGTGCAGCACATGAAGGACAGCGGAAAGCAGAGCGCGGCATCGGTGGAGAATGCCATCAAGCTCCACGTGAAGGGGCCGTTCCCTGAGCTGTGGACCGCGGCGGCCAACTCTCTGCAGCTGGACGACCTCCTTCCTATCCTGTCGCGCATGGTGCGGGCCAAAAAGCTGCGCGAGGCCGGAAAGATCCGGTCGTACCTGCGGGCGGCATATTCCGCCGCGATCCGCGCCCGGCAGGACGCCGCCGCGTCCGACGACCTGCGGGCCCTGGGTATCTCCGCGAACCCAGCACGCGACTTGGCGACAATCGACGGCGGCAACAACGCGAGGAAACGCGCCCTATCGCTGGCAGAGCTGAGGGCCTATTGGCAGCGCATCGAGCAGCGGGCAGGCCCACACGGTGCCCTGCTCAGATTCCACCTGCTCAGCGGAGGGCAGCGCATCTTGCAGATGGGGCGGCTGCAGGTCCATCAGCTGGACCGCGACCGGGAGACCGTTTGCATCTTGGACATCAAGGGGCGGAGGAAGCAGCCCCGGGAGCACTTCGTGCCACTACTGCCGGCCGCGCTGGATGCCCTCGACACTATGCGGGGAGAGGGCCTTGGCCCGTACCTTGTCACGGTGTGCGAAGGTATCGCCCCCGCCGGCTACGACGTGCTGCGCAGCGCGCTCAAGGAAGTCGTGGAGGAGATGCTGGAGGCCGGCGAGCTGCCAGGTGGGCGATTTACCCCTGGGGACATTCGGCGGACCGTTGAGACGCGGCTCGCGGCCGGAGGACAGAACGACGAGGCACGAGGGCAGTTGCAGTCCCATGGCCTTGGTGGCGTGCAGAACCGGCACTACAACCACCATGACTACGATGCCGAGAAGCGAGCAGCCCTCGACAAGCTCTACGAGTTGCTGACGGCACCGGCGGCGACCGTAACGCCGATCACAAGCAGTCGTCGTGCAGGCTTATCCGACTAAGAGATCAGGCCGCCTCATCGGGAGTCCAGCGCGGAACCATGCTCCTAATCCAGGTGATCTAACGTGTGCGAGCCAGAGACGATTAGGGGGCGGTTCTCCGCCCCCTTTCCCCGGTTCCTAACTACTCAGTCCCTCAACAACGGACCAAGAAGCGCCAAGCTTCATGACCGTAGTCGTGAGCGTCCAGCACTCGCGTCGAGTTACGCACTCGGCGATAGCGGCAGTACACCCAACGGAACCCCTTTGGGGCCGGATGACTTTGCATCTGGCATGACACCTCCTTCTGGAGCCAGATTTTGTTCTTGCCAGACGGTCCGGATGTAGTTAGAATTCCCGGTTAGCTGAGTCAAGCAAGAAATTGGCGGGGGCTCCACTCCCACCGAACACATACGCGGGCCATCCTTGGTTCGCGTTTTTTTTACCTTATCTTCCCTCGTCGTCTCAGAGACTCCAACCTCACTCGCGCCGCATCCAAGCTCACACCACAAGCGTCTGCGATCAGGTTCGGCGAGCCAAGCCTCTGTGCTGCAGAGATAGGAATAAGCAGCGCTCCTGCAAAGGTATTGGCCTGCCACTCCGAGTTCTCATAGGGCTTGAGATCAGTCGGCTTCTGGATACTTCTCGCCATGCCAATCGAGTTGTGGAGGAGCAAGTGCCCCAGTTCGTGGGCCAGCGTGAAGCGATCTCGCCCCTGACCATCCAACACACCCTGGTACACATCGTCCCGAAGCCAAATGAGCCCCTTCTCTGGGAAGGTTAGACCGTGGGCACTACCCATATCCCCTGCTTCCCGCACCTCGAAAGTGAAATCCTCCCAAAGCGCTGGGATCAGGTGCTCAACGACTTCAACTAGCGGAAAACGGTCCTCTGTCACTCCCAAGGATCGGCGGAATAGATCAGCGGATGCCGTGATCTTGTCAATGCTCAGTGGTGGTACTTGGAAGCAATAGCCACTCATTCAGTCTTGTCCTTTTCATTTGAGCTTATCTAGTTGCGCCAGCATGGTTTCCACCTCCTCAGCATTCATGGTGTCGAATCTACGAGCAAAAGCTACGGCCAACTCCTTCGCGCGATCATTTCTCTGGTGGCCAAACCCAACAACCACCTCATTCATTTGCTTTGCAGCCGCGGCCTCCAAGCCCCTCATATCCGCTTCTGGCAGCTGCAGGCAGGCCCGCAGCCTTGGCAAAAGCGTAGAAGGAACCGGCTTACGTCCAGTTTCAACCGCAGACAGGTACGCAGCACTCACTCCAAGCAGCTCCCCGAGCCCACCAAGCGTGAGGCTGTAATCTATCCGCAGCTTACGAAGCGCCTTGCCGAATTCAGTCAACATGGCTAGCCCCTCCCTGCGAACCGATACTTGCCTCGAACATGTACATGGGAACCCTTCAACAGATCTCGCTGGACAACCCAGCAATAGCATTAGAGCACACTCTGGATAGAATGTCAACCTCTCGGTTTAATTGTTAATCAAAAAAAACGCACAGCCCTCTGTGCTCCGACCACAAGATACTGTGGTGCGTTTCCTTCGTCAACACAATCTATACGCCAATGCTCTGTTGCCGCCGAATGCTGCGCGTGTGAGCGCTTCAATGTAGATCCTAGGAGGCCTAGTCTCCGGCTTCCTCGAACCGCACGGCCCGGACCAGGAAGGCGCCAGCCTGCAGTCGGAGCCGGCTTGCCGCGGCTCTGGTCCGCGCTCGGCGCCGCCAGTCCCCGGCGCTGGACTGCTCCAGCTGCCGGGCCTGCCCGTCCAGTTCCGCAGCCTTGGCGCGTGCCCAGGCCGATTTCGTCGGGTACCACGTCTTGGTTGGTGCCTTCATGGTCGTCATTCTCGTCCGCGCCCATCGCACTACCTGCGATGCGCGCTACGGTCTGTCGGTCGCGCCGCTGCCGTTCAGGTGCCAGTTGCGCCGGCCACCACGCCGGCGCCGCAGTTCCCTCGAGTACGCTGCGGCCTTCTCCTCCGGTGACCGCGAATCCCCCCGATAGGACATCGGATCGCTAGGGGCCGCGGAGAGCATCGCCGCGGACAGCGCGCCGCCAGCGGCACCCTGACCGCTCCAACTGCGCCCGTAGTTGTTCTTCATGCGGGCCGCCTCAGCCATGGCGCCGGCTTCCCGGCGGAGCCGCTCCTGGTGGCGGTGAACCCAGGCGCTGCATCCGGCCACGCCGCTTTCGTAGCTACGGCAATCCCGGAACACCCCTAGCTGGCCCTCAATCCGCGTCCGGTGGCGGTCAAGCCACGCGTACCAGCCGCCGTCGTTGATGCGCTCCAGCAGGACACAAACCACGATGCCGTCGAACGCCACATCCGTCAGGGCCGTGCCGTATTGCCAGGCCACCTGCCATTCAAATCCGTCGGGGAGGTTGTCGTACATGGCCGGAAGTCTAGGACTGGCACACGCAGATCCTGAGACGCCTACGCGGCGATCCGATGCTCGTAGTACGGGTGCCGCTTGTCATCGAAGATGGCGTACAGGGCCTGCAGGTTGGCAGGGTCCGGGTTGAGCCAGGCGTCGATGTGCTCGGGCTTGATGTTGATGATCGTCCGGTCATGGCCGGCCGCGGCCACCTCCGGCTCCGGGTTGTCGGTGACCGCGGCGAAGCTCAGCAGGTCGGGCTCCTGCCCCTTCGGGTCTGTCCAGTGGGACCACAGGCAGGCGATCAGCATCTGCTCCCCAGTCCTGGGGACGAACTCGAGCACGCGGTTCTCTCCGTCGACCTCGACGTGCTCGTAGAAGCGGTCGGCCACGATGAGACCGTGGGTCCGGCCGAAGGCAGGCGCCCAGAACTTCTCCAGGCTGTCCCGGCGGGCGTTGTAGGTGCCCGGGAACTTGGTGTCGTAGAAGGCCGGCTTGCCCGCGAGCCGGCATTGGTAACGCATGGGCTTGACCACTAGCCGGCCGCGCTCGCTCACCAGGACCGGGCAGTAGTAGCCGGGGAACATCCGCGAGTCCTTGGCTTCAGGCCGCGCGCGCTTCAGGTCGGCGATCCGCCCCTTGATCTGCTCGATCTTGTTGCCGGCGATGCGCTTCTCGTTCTCCGCGGTCTTGGTCGGCTTGGTGGCCAGCTTCCGCTCGGCATCGGCCAGACGTTTGGCCTGGCGGAACAGCTCGGTCTCAAGCTGTGCGATGTCCTCGGCGTCCCATTGCCGGATCTCATGCGCTATCCCAGCCACGTCGGGTTCGTCCGAGGTCAGGAACGACAGGTCCAGCGCCCGCGGCGTCCTGGGCCTGCGCTCCTTCCCCTCGTCGCGCAACCACATCTTGGCGAACGCCTTCTTGTCGAGCACGGCACCGAACTGGCGAACGAACTTGGTGTATGCCGCTTCGATCTGGGCTGAGTAGCACATGGGAGCCTCCGGTGTTGACCGGAGGATAACGCCACCGCCGTACGATCGATGCCATGACCCACCTGACCCGTTCACAGCTCGATGAGATTCTCCAAGGCCTGCGCGACCAGGCCGCCCGAATTGCCCGGGAACTGCCCGCGGCAGACCTGGCCGATGCTATCGCCGGCGAGGCCGATGCCTTGGAGCATCGGGTTGCGTCGAACGACACCGACCACTTCCACAGCGAGGTCGCGGCGATCATGCTGGCGTTCGGGGCCGTGGAGCCGGAGGTGGATCATGAATAGCCAGCGGGCCGACTACGACCTGGCCTTCAACGAGCTGCAGCATGCGGTGTCCGAGCATGGCCCCGGCCCAGAGCTGGATGCAGTCTTGGGAGCGATCGAGGACCGCCTCATCGGCCGGTATCCGGAGGACGAGCATGCAATCCACGAGCTGATTGCGTCGTGGCTGGTCACCCTGCGTGTCCAGACCAGCCTGCAAGGCTTCATTTAGAGGTTGCCATGTTGAGCCAACAGGAGATCGAGAACCGGCTAGCGGAAATCGAAGCAGAGATACCCAGGCTCCGCCTGGACATGAACACGTTCTACCGGGAGTTTGAGGACCGGACGGACCGACTCTGTGGAGACGTCCGCGATGACCAGCAGGAGCACGTGCTCGACCGCCTGCGAGAGATGGTCGACCGTGCCGGCATCAATGGGTGAGCCCTGGTCCCCGCTGCCCCGCGAGTTCTACCGCAGGCATCCCACCGCGGTAGCGCCTGAACTGCTGAACAAGATTCTCGTGCGCGCTGACGGGAGAGCTGCCCGCATAGTCGAGGTTGAGGCCTACGCGGGCAGTGAAGACTCCGCCGCCCATTCGCACCGCGGCAAAACCCCCCGGAATGCGACGATGTTCGGCCCGCCGGGACACCTCTACGTCTACTTCTCCTACGGCATCCATTGGGGGAGCAACGCCGTGTGTGGCGACATTGACGAGGGCGCGGGGGTGCTGCTGCGGGCCGCCGAGCCGCTCTCGGGTCTTGACCTGATGCGGGAGGCTCGGGCCGCCGCCAAGCGCGACCGCGACCTGGCCAGCGGGCCGGGGAAGCTCTCTCAGGCCATGGGCCTGGATCGCTCGTTCGACGGTGCAGACCTTGTCACCATGGACCGGGGCGTCTCCATCGTGAGCGACGGCACACCGCCACCGGTGGACCCCGTGGTGAGCCCCCGCATCGGCATCAGCAAAGCGGTCGACCTCCCGTGGCGGTGGCACGTACGGGACCACGGCCACGTCTCCGGCAAGCGCTCTACGCGCACGTAGCGAACCACGTCCCGGTGAGGTCCATGGGCGCCAGCTGCCCCCGCGTCCATGCGGGAGCCCGGCGGGGTTTGGCCTGGACTGTCAGTCGGCGCGCTGGTGCTGGCCGGCTCACAGTAACCGGCCCAAGGTCCACGAAATGTCAGCGAACCCAGCACCGCGCTATCGGAGTAGGCCCTTGCCGCGGCGCGAATCCGGCGCACATGGCCAGGCTTCCGTGTGTTCTCCGTCGCACTTCGGGACTTTCGTTGGTCGAACAAGTGACCGTTCCGGACCGGCTCCTAGGTCAATCCGTAGATCCCCTAGACGCCTGCGCTGCCGACACTTCCGCTCCGACCCCACCCTGCAAGTTGCCGGCACCGCTTACGCAGGGCACACGAGCCGATCACGACACCTTCACTCCCACCCCGCGTGGTCGACTTAAGTTCGACCTGCGGGGGAAGGCGGCAAGGAGTCTGATATGGGATACAGCGCGGAATACCTGACGAACGAAGAGTGGATTCAGCTGCAGGCGGCATACAGGCTTCACGGGAACGGGCCCGGCTTCTGGCAGGTGTATCAAGACCTCCTGCAAGCTGCAGCCGCTCGCAATACGAGAACGGCGTTGGGAGTGGCGAATGAACTGGCCAGGATCGCCGAGCGGATGGGGGCAACGCAGAAGGCCGTCCTGTTGGCTGCTGCGGACATCTCGAAGCGCGGCCACGACGCCCTTGCGCCTCACTGAACCCACTGGCGGCACCGCTCTAGAACGGTGCCGCCCTCCCCGTGCTCCAATGGAAGCGATCACAACGGCTGCTGGATCGTCTCCTGCTTGGCGATGTTGTGCGTTGCGATGGTCGCGTCCGGATCGGTTCCGGCGAAGTACATCCGGTCACCAACGTTGAGCTTGAACACTCGTCGCACGCCTACGCTTTCGAGACCGACCACCGGCGGAGCAGTCGGCTCACCACCCTATTGTGGATAGGTGAGCACCTACTCCATAGACTCGATTGACTGGTACTGGTTACGCACCAGCTGAGGAACAGGCCCAGGGTTTGTTACTGTGTAGTCCTGCATACTGACGCTGACAACCCTTGTCCGATAATTTCTGGAAACGGTGCTCGCCGAATCAGTAAACAGAACAGACCCGTCGATAGACCACTGAATCGTGCTTGGACCATCATTGTTATTCACAACATCGGCATTACCGATGAGTGTGCGTGTTGTAAGCTGAACCCATCCGCCGCCTTGGTACTGCCTGTCGATTGCTATGACCGCAGAAGTTCTACCGCCTGCTAGCGTGATGTGGCTGGCCTCGTTGGGGTAGCTCTGGATGGCGTCGTAATTGAAGCGAGCTTGCACAGCCACCTGCCTTCCTGTGCTCGCATTCATGCCTGTTTCGACGGTCGCAGATGACGACACCGTTGTGTTGCTGTTGAAGAAGCGCAGGACGCCCTGCAGCACCTGTCCGGCGAAGTAAGCTGTTCCGTTCACGTCGATCCAGAAAACGGCGTTAGCTTTGTTTGCGGCGCCCGCCCCGACGTTCGGTCCAGCGTAGAACATGAGGTCTCCAGAAGCGCCGAATCCGTTCCCCATGATGACCTGCGTGCTAGCACTCCAGCTTCGGAGGTAGCCGTTCTGCCACTCCATACCGTTATTCGCGCCCGCCGGCGAAATGACCCGGAATACGTGGGCCATCACGTTGAACTCGGCGATGATGCCGTTGTTGATCGACTGCACGCCGCTGATGACGTTGCCGGCGGTCAGGTACACGCCCCAGGTGGCTTTGGCCTGGGTGATGCCCAGCTCGTTCACGGACACGCGCGCGTCCAGCGCGGTGGTGGCGTTGGCGTTGGTGGTGACCTTGCCATCGAGCGTGGTGATGGACGACTGCACGCTCACCAGCTGCTGCGAGTGCGACGTGAGCGTGTTGCCCTGGCTGGTCTGCGTCGTCTGCAGGTTGCTGATCGCGGCGCCCTGCGCGGTCTGCGTGCCCTCGACGTTGCCCACCCGGCCGGTCAGCACCGTCACGCGCTGGGCCTCCGCCGTTACCTTGCCGTCGACCTCCTCCACGCGCGTGTTGGTCTGCACCAGCGCCGTGGCCGTGGCACCGGCCATGACGCCGGCCTCCTTCGCCAGGTTCCGATTGTTGGCGTCGATGGCGTTGAGCACAGCCTGCTCTGCCTCGTACGCATCGCGCCACAGGTCGCGCCACTTCTGCCCGGCTTTGGCCGTCAAGCTGCCGCGCAGGCGGATGCCGAGGTCCAGCCGGCCGCGCATTGCCGCGGCGACCACAATCTGGCCGATCACGTCGATGCCAACGCCGGCCACGCCGCGCATCGGAATGCTCGGCAGCAGGCGGCCGCCCGCAACGAAGTGCATACCCACACTGCCCTGGAGGCGCTGGGCCGGCGACAGGATGCCGAGCAGGTCGATGCCGAGCAGTGCCGCACCGCGCAGGTTCACGGCTCCCGACAACGCCCCGGCCACGCCGATGGACAGCACGGTCCGACCGATGGTGCCGGCCGGCGTCAGCGAGCCGGCCAAGGCGAACGAGAGCCAGCTCTGGCCTACCATGGGCACCACCGGCCGCGCCGCGGCGCCAGTATCGACGCCCAGGGATGTGGAGCCGGCCACGTCGAAGTAGCGCGGGCCGTTTGCGCCTAGCGCCCGCACACTGCCGCCCGGCAGGCGACGGCGCGCACCGTTCGGAAGGATGCGGAATACGGTCATTCGGTGGGCGCCTCGCTCTCAGCGTGCAGATCGGCGACGTACTGCTTGATCAACAGCACGACTTCGAGGCCGGTGATCAGCTTTCCGTTCACGTCGAAGCTGCGCGCGGCGAAATCGCCGACCAGCTCGCCAACCACGCCGGCCGGGTCCATGCGCACGAACTCGTCGTCGTGGTACTCCAGCGTCTGCAACTCCAGCGACACAGAGCCGGCGGCCTGATCGACCGGGTTAGCCCGGATGCGGATGTCAGCCGCGTAGACCTCGCGGCGAATCGTTACGTTCGACTTCTCTTCGATGATGATTGCCATCGGTGATCCTCACGGGGCATAAGGGCCGCGCCAGATCCGGCAGGATGCGCGGGTGGTTTGGGCCGCGGTGTCGCGGATCTCAAGTTGGATTCGGCTACGGATGCCGCTAAGCCATACGAGGGTGAATCCGCCGCCAATGGTGGTCCAAACGTTCTGCGTTGGGCCGCTCGGGGCAGTGCCCGCCTGTAGAATCCAGCGCGCCTGGTACGAGTCGCCGACAAGCGCGCTGGCTGGGCCGACCCACCACATGTCTGGAACAACGATGTTATTGCCCTCGTTGTAGTACGAAGCGGAACCGGCCCTCTGTAGAGTGAAATTCGTATCCCCAGAAGTGACCGGATGCGCAAAGTCGTAGAGGTTGACTAACTTCTGTGCGCGTCCCGAGATGATGCCGACGTTAAACATCACGCACTCCCGAAATCGCCGAACAGCAACCACTCGTTGAGGCCGGTGCGCTTCAAGCCCCAAGGTGCGTTCTGCCCGTCCGTTGTCGCTGTGCGGTTGGAGCGCTTGCGCAGGATGACGCCGGAACCAGCGACGAACGTCACTGCGCCTGCGCCCCACTGCGCGCCCTCCAACTGAATGTCGTCAGGCCACGCCACCGCCGACTGCGGCGGGATCGTGATCGTCTGGGCGGTCGCGTTGTTGCAGCGGTTGAAGCGGTTCATGTTCGACAGCCCGAGCGTGGCTGCAGAGCCGGTAATCTCGACCGACGCCGCACCCCCGCTTTCGAGCGTGAGCTGACCGCCGGCCAGCGACAGCCGTATGCCACTTCCTTGGACGACCTTGCCGAGCACGTAGGCCGCGATCTTCGCCGCGGAAACGCGCCACCAGCTGTTCGGTACCGGCGGCTCCGCGGCGGGGTTCCCGTCCGGCCGTTCGATTTCCAGCATGTCGGTATCGGCAAGCGCCGACACCTCGGGCATGCTGCCGATGCTGTATGCAGTTTCGTCAGCCATGAGTTACCTCCAAAGCTTCAGGCGCGGGCACTGGCCGGCCAATACCGTCATGGGCTCGTCCACTGCGTGCTTGACGCCATCCAGCGTGTAGCTGGAGATCACGACATCGCGCTCCACAGCGGGAAAGTCGATGCGCTCGGCATCGCCTGCCACGGTCCGGCAGACCACGGCGTTACCATTGTTGTCGTGCAGTACGACCTCCATGGCTCACCTCAGACCGGCGCGGCGGTGGACACAGCGCCGGTCATGTCGCCGGCCTTGAAGCGCAGCTCTTGGCCGACAGCCACGGTCACCGGGTTGGCGAGCTTGCCGCGCAGCAGCACCTTGCCGGCGCCGGTCGCGCCGTTGCCGATGGTGAAGTGCGTCAGCACCGCGCCGGCAGCGCCGGTCACCTCGGGGAACTCGATGGCGAGCCCGTTCTGGAAGTCGGGGCCGGCCACGGTCCAGTCCGCCGTGGCCACCTGCTGGCGCGCGTAGCCCGTATACGTGGCCTCGCTCGTCGCCTGGGTGCCGGCGGCGCCGGTATCGGCAGTGTGCAGCGCGATGTAGGTAGCGCCGAAATCGCCGGTCTTGAACACGGCGGTCAGCAGGTCGTTTGCGAAAGCGTTGGATGCGCTCATTGTGTCCTCAGGTCAAGTTGGTATTGCCGCTGGTGTCGTCCCAGCGGGTTGGATAGGTGAGGGTGTCCATGTAGGCGGCGAGGCGTTCCAGCGCCTCGTTGTAGGCCGCCTTCTCGTCCACGACTTCGGACAGGTCGGCTTGCGCGTTGATGCCGTCGCGCCTGTCCATCAGCGCGGCGAAGTCGATGCGCAATTGCGGCTTTTCCACCGGCGAGATCACCTCGTCGTCATCGATGGCGTCGATTCGGGCGCGCTCGGCCGCGACGGCTGCTTCCCTGGCCGCGCGCTCCGCATCGATCTGCTGCTGCCGCTCTTGAGCCTCGGCGGCGATCTGGTCGGCACGGTCGGATGCTTCCTTGGCATCCCCCTCGAATCGCAACCGGTTGGCTTCATCGATCTGGCGCTGCAGCTCGATCAACCACTCGGTGAGCCCCTCGGGATCGATCTCTTCGATGATCTCGCCCAGGTTGGGGCCGAACGCCCTTGTCACCGTGCGCATGCCCTCGGACAGCTGCCCGGCGGTGTTGCGCGATCGACACGCGATGGTCCACTCGCCGGCCGCCGGTAGCACGCTCTCGAACGGCGCGGTGTAGTAGCCCGATTCGCCCAGCGGCGTCATGGAGTCCCAGACGGGCGCCGGCGCGCTCCCTTGCGTGTAGCGAATCTCCACGCCCGCGAAGTCCGGGGAGCGCATCGTGTCCGCCAGCCAGCCCCAGGTGTAGAGCCGCACGCCACCGCTTCGCTCTTCCACCGCGAACAGGTCCACGAGCACCGGCGGCAGGCCGGAGCCTCCCGTCGTGTACGTCGCCTGCACCGCGACGCCAGCCTCCCCATCAGGCGAGAACGGCCGCACGACGATGGTGTACGTGCCCGGCTCGTTGATGCGCCAGGTCGCCGTGCGCGTCACCGTCTGAGCCACGTCCTGCAGCTCGCCGCCGGCGCCGGCCGCGCGAACAACCGTCGCCCCCACCGGCCCCGTCACGTCGAACGTGGCCGTCAGCTCGGTGAATGTGGTGTTGCCCTGGACGACCTGCGCCTCGGTCACCCGCAGGTTGCTGGCTACCGGCCGGGTCTGCAGGAGCGATTGATTCGGCGCCGGGATGTAGTGCCCGGTGAGCACGTAGTCCCAGAACTCCGGCCCCTCCGGCACAACCCGAACCGCGGCGCCCTTCAAGTCTGGCTCCGGCTCGATGCTGGTCACGCGCACCCGATAGCCCGGCGTCTGCCGGAAGTCGTAGACCCAGATGGTGTCGTGGGCCGGGTTGTCCGGATCGGCCCCGGGGATCGCGGCATCTGCCGGCCACGGATCGGCCAGCGTGATGCTGTTGCTCGTGCCGCTGAACGGCTGCACGCGCAGCACCCTGTACACCCGCTCGCCGGGGATGCGCAGCCCGATGTACGCATTGCCGGCCGCCGGCGCCGGTACGGGCTCGTCCAGTAGCAGCGTCATCGCGCCGACGGTACCGCTGGCGCCCTGGACACGCCCGCCGTAGCCCCACTGCGTGAGGTCGTGCTGCAGGGCCAGCAGCGACAGCCGCTGGTAGCTCAGGTGCTCGATGTCCGTGCTGTAGCCGATATCCTTGTACTGGTACAGGTGCTGGGCCAGATGCCAGCGCGCGGCTCGGGCCGCGTGCTGCTCCGTGCTCACGCCCTCCCCTGATACCTGAGCCGGGTTGAGCATGATGTCTACGCCCGGCGCTGGCACCCGCAGGGTCTTGGCCTGCCAGTCGGTAGAGTCGATGTACGTGTACTCGATGCCGTCCGCGGCGTTCGCCAGCGTGTAGTCGACCTGGAACGTGCCCTTCTTGATCGTCGGCATGGCGACGACGCCGGACAGCGGCTGTTCCTGCGCTGCCCAGACCACGCCAAGCCGCCCACCGGCCCAGGTGATCTCGCCGAAGCCCGCGCGCGCGATGGCGGCCAGCACGTCGGTGTGGCTGCGCGCCTCCTTCACGTAGAAATCGTAGGTGTAGCTGTTGGCGGCGCAGTGCAGGGAGAACGCCTTCCACGACTCGATGTCGATCTGCGCGTCCGCCAAGGCCATGCCCGCCAGCAGGCGCGAGCCGGCCCAGATGCCACGCGCGTAGGCCAGGCACTGTGCTCCGGGGTTACTGCTCTCCTTCGTCACCCACGCCGTTCCGGTCCACTCCGGGATCGGCGCCGCGAAGGCGACACCCCGCAGTTCGTCAGGCGAGCCATTGAGCTGGCCGGTGGCCTTGATCCGCACGCCGCTGCGCGCGATTCCGGTGTAGTCGGCGTCGTCCGCCTGGACCGACGTGAGCTGCGTCCACTGGAAGTCGTTCTTCTGGGTGTTCTTCCCCTCGTAGTTGCCTTGCCCCAGCATGCGCACGCGCACGTCGTACTGCCCGCGCGCGACGTCCCGGGCTAGCGTCGCCCGGCGCACATCGAACCGGTCCGAGCGGAACGTCTGGGATGCCAGCGGCTGCCAGTTCGTCGTGCCCACCGGGCGGTACTGCGCTTCGACGGCCTCCGAGACGTAGTAGCTCTTGCCGCTGGTGCCGGTACCGCCCAGGACGTATTCCAGATTGATCTGGATGCGCACCGTGTCGGCGCTGGTGGTGCGCTCCACCCACGCCTTGTCCTTGGTCAGCTCGGCGCCGTCGATGGTGTCGGCGTTGCTGTACAGCGGGATGGTCTGCTCCGGCATCTGGCTGTAGCCAGCGTGGTAGACCTGCACCCCCTCGTAGTTCGACAGCGGCGTGTCGCCGTTGTACAGGGCCTCGATGCGACCCACATTGATGCCGGCCGACAGCAGCAGGCCGAGGAACTGATCGTTGCCCTCGTACCAGGTGTACGGCTTGCTCAGCAGGTCCGGGGTGATCTGCGCCCGGCCGAACAGCAACGGGTACGGCTCGTATAGCCGCAGCTGGTTGCGCGCGCCACTGATCGAATGCACCGGGTCTTGCTGCCGGTTGTCCACCTTCGGCTGCTTCGGTGCCAGCACCTTGTTGATGAGCATCGAGCCGGCCATGTAGACGCCGGCGGCAGCCAGGGCGCCAAAGCTGCCCGCTACTGCCCCAGCACCCCACATGCCAGCCGTGGCCGCGCCAAAGCCGAACGTGAAATAGGTCAGGGCCAGCACGGCGACGAGAGCCAGCGCGGAGCGGCCGACGCCGCCGCGGACCTCGATCACCTGCCCCTGCTTCGGGTAGACGTGGTGCCACAGGTGCCGCTCGACGGCACGGCCGCCGATGCACACCTCCCACCGCTGCCCGTCCAACTCCGGCACGTTGCGCTGCAGGATGGCGTACAGGCTCTCGCCGGCGCGCGCCTCCCACACAACGTTCCGCTGGCCGTCCAGCATCAGCGGATGCGGGGTCACGATCAGCTGGCCCGGCCCCAGCGGCGGTTGTTGCATCACGCCCATGCGTAGTAGCCCTCGATCCTCAGCCCGAAATCGGGCAGATCGCGCACGCGGTGCAGCACGCTGCAACCGTTGCGCTCGTTCGTGTGGAGTACCCAGCCCTCGTGGGCCAGGAAAAAGAAAACCCCGGCATGGCCGGGGCGCTTCTGTCCGTGCTCGACCATCAGGACGAGATCGCCGTCCTGTGGCGTGTCCGTTCGTCGTCCATAGGGGCGCGACAGCTCCCCAAGGGCGGCCTGCCCTTCCACGCCCCGCGGTCGACGCCCTGGAAGCTGAACCGTGCGGCCGAACAACGCCCGTTGGACCAGCACCACCAGGTCGGCACAGTCGAACTCCCGCTCGTCGTACGGGATGGCGACGAATCGCTCCACATCGGCCAGGCGCATCAGAACGCCCCCGGGGCGGTGAAGGGCGTGTACCGCAGCCGCACCGCCTGTTGGCGCATGATCGCGTCGTAGCCGCACTGCGCCGTCGCCGTCCTGGCGTTGACCGACACCTGCGTCAGCGGCAGCAGGAATGCGCGCTCGATGACATTGGGGTCGGCCCGGTCGCTCAACAGCAGCCGGGCCATCACCACGTCCCCGGGCAGCAGCCGTTCCAAGTCCTCCGTGATGCCGCGGCCCACGTTGTCCATGGTCAGCACCGCCCGCGGCGTCTGGCCGCCCACGTCGCTGGGAAGCTTGAACCCGAACGGCACGCCGACGTACTCGATGCCGTTGCTCGTCCAGTTCTGCGTGTCGTTCACCAGCCGAAGCGTCTCGCCGAACGAGGGGGCGGTGATCTCCAGGAACAGCAGCGTTCCGGCCGTGTCGGTCACACGCTGCCGGCGCTCGGTGAATGTCGTCATCGCTGGTACTCCAGGATGACCGTCCGGCTGGCGATGTAGAACGCCGGCCCCAGCGGGACGAGGGTGCCGATGCTGCCGCCCTCAAAGCGGGCCGTGATCGTCGCACCCGTCCTTGGGTGCTTGATCTGGAACCAGCCGATGCGCTTGATGGTGTCGAAGTACCAGGACTCAAACGATGCGATGTCCGCCTTCTTCCGGAACAGGATCGTCGCGCTTACCTTCGCCATGACCTGCGTATTCACCAGGCGCTGCTTGGGTACACCCCGCTCCATGTCGGTGCGCTCCACCGCCGGATCGAACGACTCCGTGAAGCCATCCGCCAGGATGTGCGCATAGCTCGGAAAATCAGCCAAGTTGATCCCTCCATCCGTATCGGCTCTTGCCGGCCTGGGCCACCCTGCCGCCCGAGGCCACGTCGTCGGCCACTGTGTCGAGAATGAGCCGGATCAGCTGGCTGCCGTCCGGCTGTTGCTCCGCCGACGCCGTGGCCTTCACCGGTTGCCCCTTGTTGATCACCTCGACCTTGACCGACGGTGCGCCACCGCCGGCAGCGGAGACGCCCAGGCGTCCGTCCGGGCCGCGACGGAGCGGCATGATCGCCTCCGGCCCCGCTTCTCCGAACACGCCGGCACCCTTGGCGAACGCGAACAGGTGCGGGCTGTCGTACACCTCGCCGGAGTAGGCCGACAGGCTCGGCGAGTTGTAGGCGCCGCCCTTGGCGTTGGGGATCAGCTGCCCCATCAGGCCCGCAGTGATGCTCTGCGTTCCGCCGCTGACGACCGCATTCCCCGCCGCGGTGGTGCCGCCGAACAAGCCGGCCATGGCGTTACCGAGGACGCCCGTGATCATCTGCCGTGCAGCGATGCGCGCCAGGTCCGCGATGATCGAATCCGCCAACTCCGAGAACGACAGCTTCCCGGTCTTGACGAAGCGCACGATCGCGTCCTCCGCTCCCTGGAAGGCGTTGGCGAACAGATCGCGGGACTGGCTTGCGACGTCCGCGGTCGCCGCTAGATAGTCCTCGAGCGCGGCATTGGCACCGACGCGCCAGTCGCCCATCAGCGCCAGACGCCGCTGCTGGAACTCCCTCTCCGCGTCCAGCATCCGTTCCCGGCTCTCCCGTAGCGCCTGCTCCTGCCGCCGCCACTCTTCCGAGTCGGCGGCCACGCCCCGGTCGCGGATCTGCTTCAAGCCCTCCTCGTACTCGCGCTGGATGTCCAGCTGCCGGCGCAGCATTTCGACGGCATCACCGCCCCGCCCGTACGTCAGCAGGTCGATGGTGTTGGCACGAAGCCGGTTCTCCTCGGAGACCCGAATCTGCGCCTGTAGCCGCTGGAGCTGCTCCGTGGCGCGCGCCTCCTTCTCCTTGGCGTCCACCAGCTCGCCGGTCGCGTCCAGTTGCTTGAGCAGCTGGTTGATCTCGGCGCGGCGCTCCGGCGCGGCCTTTGCGCCAAGGTCGAGCAGTTCCTGTTCCACCTGGATGCGCAGGCGCTGGCTCGTCGTCAGCTTCGCCTCCGCTTGCAACTGCTCGGTGTTCAAGGCGATCTGCTGCTTGATCCGCTGTGCCAGTGCCACGGTCGGGTCGGTCGACTTGCGCCCCTTGGACTCAGCCTCGGCGAACCTCTTGCGGGAGGCCGCGATCTGCTCGTCAATTTTCGCCTGATCCAGCCCCAGCTTCTTGCCGGCCTCCTGGATTCGCTTCTCCTCGGCCTGCTGCTTCTCGCGCTTGCTGAGGTTCTGGCCAACCCACCGATCCCACTCCTCCTGGGCCTTCTTGCGTTCCTCTCGGGCCTTCGCCTCTGCCTTGGAGTCGACCACGTTGTCCCACGTCGACGTAACCCCGAAGGAGGGAGTGACCGCTTCGCCAGCCCGCTCCGTCAGCCACTTCTTCCCCAGCGCATTAGCAAGCGTTGCGCCAGAGGAGATCCAGCCATCCGGAACAAGAGAAGCGACGTTGCCGCTCATACGGCCTACCGTTCGCAGCTGGTCTCCAAAGCTGATCGAACTGGACTGCTTCTGCTTCTCGATGACCCGATCCAGCAGTTGCATGTAAACGCCAACCTCGCCCCACGCCTGGGTGGTGTCGTCCTTTACGTCACGCCACCAGCGAGATAGGGAGGACAGTGTCGCGTCGGCCTTGGTGGCAACGTCATCCAAGTGCTCGCCGTAGATACGCACACCCTCGGCCGCCGCATCTTGCGCCCGCCCCTCATCTTCCAGAGCTGCCACGCGCCGGAGCTGGGTGTCGGTCAGGAAGTGCTCCGTCTCGTTCAGCTTGAGCAGGGCGGCGACCGGAGATTTTGCGATCTCCTCGAACTTGGCGACGGTTTTGTCCACCCCGTCGCCCATGGATGACTGCATACGAGCGGATGCGCGCGTGACGATGTCGAACTGCTCACCAGCGAACCGGCCCGAATTGGCGACCGCCATGATGGCGTCCGCGGCGCCTCCGCGAGAAACCCCCTCAAGCGCATCCAGGTTTGCGATCAGCTCTTGGAAGTCGCCGGTCAGCGCGGCAGTGCTCGCGCCGGTGCGGATGAGAATGCGGTCGAACTCGGCCTGCTGTTCCGCTACGGTGTATCCGGCGTAGGCCAGCGCTCCCAGGGCACCCGCCGCGATGGTTGCCGGGTTGATCATGGCCGCGAGCTGGCCCCCGAGCGCCTGGGCTGCCGGCACGAGGCCACCGAACATGTCCTTGAGCTGGCCACCCTGCTGCAGGAGGATCGTCATCGGACGCTGGCCACCCTGCAGGGAGACGAAGATGTCGGTGAGCTGTGCGGGAGTACCGCGCAAGGCAGCAGCGTACTGCGCCTCGCTGATTCCGGCCCTCTTCGTAGCTGCCTCACGAGCGGCTAGCTTCTTAAGCAGCTCATCCTGAATATCCCCGCTTGTACGCAGCGCGATGTTGTAGGCGAGCTGCTGCGCCTTGGTCATCCCAATGGTGTCGGCCTGCCGCGCGAGCGTTTCGATGCGGCGCTTCTCGGCGCCCGCGAGTTGCTGATACTGCTGTTGGGCGGACGTGGACATGTCCGAGACAGCACGCTTTGCTGCGGAAACTGCGGAGTCGAACTGCGAGGTGTCGACGGTTACATCGATGCGCGCAGTACCGATAGCGGTATCGTTCATGAGCTTTCCTTGGGCAACAAAAAAGCCCACCGATTGGTGGGCTTTTGCTGCGGTGGTGTCGTAGCGCCAAGATTCCGGTCAGAACCCATCAGCGGATCGCGCTCTGCGCTCCGCATTCTTATGTGCCGTCAACTTCCTAGATTGCACGAGCACCCAATGCTTGCCGTAAGAAGGCGAGTTAGCGAAGATCAAAGCTTCCGCCTCATCATCCATCCACCTGACAATCAGTGATCCGTCGTCCGAACGCTCCCGCAGGCTCACGGGACCGTACCTTTCTGAAAGCAGGTCTACAGCCCTATCCAGCCCCATTGAAGTTTCCAACGAAATGGAGTGCACAACGCCATTCCATACCGTCACCTCTATCTCAGGCTTCGTATATTCCGGCACGGACGTAGTAGCAAGTTGAAGCAGGTATTCGCCATCTGAAACTTGAGCGTCGCTGCTTGCCGAAAAACGAGTCCGCCAACAAGGCACCGGAGATTCACCGGAAGCAGTGACACCGCACTTGGGATAGCCAAGTGGAGAGAACAGATTGACGCCGACGATACCCTCTACAGGCTTCTTTGGTGCCGGGGCGGCAACAGGTTGCTCTTGAGCCGGCCGGCACGCGGCCAGCAGTACGCACAAAGCAACAGTTGCTCCACACCATCCCCTCAGTAAACTGAGCCGCGCCATCGATCCTCCCCCCATCCGTTGACGGGCGGATCGTAGCAGGATCGCTAACTGCTGGCCTCCGCGAATTGCGCCAGGGCTGCCGCTTCGATGACCCGGATTCCCGCCATCACCTCCTCTCGGCGGTCTCCCTCCAGCCCCTCACGGTCCAGCTCCCGGTGCACCTCCTGGTAGTCCAGCCCTATCAGGCCCCCGGCGCTGCTGCGCCACTGGGTGGAGACCCGCGAATAGATCGTGATCGGCAAGGCGCACTCCGGCCACAGCTCAACCTCGGGCGCGGTGAAGTGCTTGGCCTTGAGGCCGGTGCCTGCGAGCTCGGCCTCGGTGGGGGCGCGCCAGTACAACGCCCCCACCGCCTCTGTCAGTTTCCCTTGCGGGCCACCTGGATCGCCTGGGCGTAGCCATGGATGATCGCCGTGTCGAGGCCGATCTGATGCTGCAGGGCGGTTTCCACGCCATCGGTGTCCAGGTCCACGTCCGCATCCCACTCGACCACCAACTCCAAGACCGCCTGTGCCGGGGTGATCTCGCCGGCCGCCAGCTTGTCCATCAGCGCCTTGTAGTCGTCCTTGAGCAGGTGGCGATACGTCAGTTTCAGCTTCTGCTCGCGGCCCTGCCCCACGATGGTCAGGGTGGTGCCGAACGTTTCCGGTGCCTTGACCTTGAACATCAGGCCACCTCCACCAGAGTCGAATCGCTCAGCGCGGTGAACGTCATGGTGTTGCCCATGGGATTGTTCGCCGCGATGGTGGGATCGCCGTCGAAGGACATGTAGCCGTAGCGATACAGCGTATCGCCGCCCGGCAGCTTCGCGCGCAGGATCAGCGGCAGGCCCTTCGCATCCGCCGCCTTGGCTGCCTTGTACCACGGCAGCTTCGGGTCGAAGTACAGCGGCAAGGTGAGTACCTTGGCGTTCTTGAACGTCGGAATCTGGATCTGGCGGCCGGTGGGATCTTCCATCAGCGAACCGGTCCAGTACTGCTGATCGCCGCCGGAGGTCGAGGCGTCACCCTGCTGCGTGAAGTCGATGAACTCGCCGGCCTTCTGCAGGTAGCCCGCGACGCTGGTGCCCGGGAACAGCACGGCATCGGTGGTGTCCAGGCCGACCAGCGGCACCGCGCCGCCGGATTCAGCACCCGCCTGCGAAACCAGGTTGTTCAGGAGGGGCCAGCCCGGCGCGCCGACCAGCACGATGTCGCCTTCATCGACGGCGCCGGATGCCACGCTCGCCAGCGGCGGTGCCGCCTTCGAGAACGCGGTGACGGGAATCTGGGTGGGGATGATCGGCGCGAAACCGAACTGAGTGCCCTTGGGCATCTTGAGAGCCATTCGTACATACCTCGCTGGGGTCAATAAAAACCCGGCGCGAGGCCGGGTGGTTGGAGTTGGTGCTGGGTGGATCGGTCAGGGGTCGGGGTACCAGACCCCGAAGTCCTGCCGGGCCGTGTACTTCTTGATGGCGTCGGCGTATGCGGACACCGCGGCGCCAAGGGGCTCAGACTTCGGCATGCCGGTGCAGATGCTGTCCTCGATCCGCCGCATCAGCGCGTTCGCCTGCGCGCGCGTGTCGGCCCATAGGGTGATCTGCACCCTGGCGTGCTTGTGGTCGGGCATGGCGCCCTCGCCGAACCACAGCGAGCGGCCGCCCACCTGCTGGTAGACCGCGCACGGGTATTGCGGGTTGTCCGGTGGCACGTCCGGGTAGAACCGGCCGTCCAGGAGTGGCGCCAGCAGGGCGGTCAACTGCGGCTCATAGCTCATCGTCGCCTCCCTTGCCGGCCAGCAGCTCCGGCAACCGCGCCCGGCCGCGCTCGACCATCGCTACCTTCGCCCGCTCCCTGGCTGCATCCAGAGCCGGCCGCAGGAAAGGATCGGCCGGCACCCACTTAGGCGTCGCCAGCTGAGCGCCCGTGTACCACTCGCCGTCCTTTCCCTTGTACCTGGCGTGGGTCTGCCAGTGTCCGAACTCGACCAGGTGCCCGTGCGGCGCCGCCTTGGCGTTCCAACTCACCGCGTAGACCTCGGCCTTGTCGGTCGACGCCTTGTCCCGGTACGCCAGATAGATCGCGTCGCGCAGCTGGCCGGGCCGTTTGCTCTCCTCGCCCACTGGCGCGCGTGCCTTGGCCTCGTCGCGTAGCACCTTGCCGCCGGCTACCGCCATGGAGCGCGCCAGCTTGTGGCGGACCGCCGCGAAGAGGTCCAAGCCCTGCAAGGCATCGCTGAAATCGACGTTCGCCTTGATGGTCATCCGCTGTTCCCGCCTTGCTCGGTGATGATCCACGCCGCCGTGCGGTCCTTGAGGTCGCGGGTGACGCCCTTGATGTCGAACACCAGCCCGTCGTAGACGATCCGCATGCCGGGGTTGATGCCCAGCCGGCCGACAACCTCGAAGCGCACCAGGAAGCTGTAGCGGGCGATGGATGCAGGTGCGCCGGCCTGCAGGTTGGAGCGGATGGCGCCAAGCCCGGTTTCGCCCGCGATGCCGGCCCACACCTCGCCTACAGATAACCATGTCTCCGTCGGCTGGCCCCACTCATCCTTGCCGGCACCGCGCTGCTCGATAGTGATGCGGCGGTTGAGGTCGCCTGCATTGATCGCCATGGTCAGATTCCCAAGCCGACACGATGCGGCCACAGCAGTTGGTGCACGCCCATGGGAAGCTCCCGCAGCTGCTCGGAGCCGACACCCTCACGGTTGCGGTAAAGGTGGGCGGCGGTCAGCAGAATGGCGGCGCGGATAGCTGGGTTGAGCACGGCAGGGTCATCCCCTGCCGTGCCATCCTCGACGGCCTCGGCCATCGTTTCCACGTCCGGGTAGACCTTCCGATTGAGGAAGTCCTGCGCGGCCTGCTCAGCCGCCTCGGCGTACACCGTCAGGAGGTCGTCGTCGCTGGGATCGGCACGGCAGTGCGAGCGCAGTTGTTCAATCGTCAGGAGCTGCATGGCTTACTCCGGCTGCAATGCCGACTCGATGGCCGCCAACACGCTCTTGCGTGCCTTGCCGGCCTGCTCGGCGCTCAGCGCCTCCGCCAGCTGGGCGGGGTCACCGACAGCGCCGGCCCACGCGACGATCTCGGCGGCGTTCCGCTCCAGGAACTGGACAGTGAAGGGCTCGGACAGGCCCGCCGCCCCCTCTTCACCGGCCTTGCCAACGATCTCGACCAGCCGCTTCCCCTCCAGCATCTCGGCGTGGAGCTTGGTTGCCACAGGGAAGCGCTCGCCGCGCTTGCGCGAGGTGCCGTGCTCGAAACTACGCAGTGCCTCGACTTCGTACATGTTCGTTCCTCCGTTGAGGAGGGGCGGCAGAGCGCCGCCCCTCTTGGTGCCGCGCCGTTACGGGCCAGTCGGGTCGATGCCGGTGAAGTCACCGCTCACGAAGGCTTCCGGGCGATACACGGTCAGGGTCAGGCGCTCTTCCATGAGGATCTTGACCATGTTCTTCACGAAGTCGCGGTCGTCCTGGGTAGCCACCATGACGTTCACGTCCTCGCGGTCGTGCAACTCGGCCGCGATGCCGCCGCCGAAGGCACCAGTCAGGAACTCGCCCGCGTCCATCGCCTGGGTCGGCACGACATTGCGGCCCCACAGCGCCGGGGTGGCGATACCGCGCGGGTTTGCGAACAGATAGGCGTTGTCGTCGGTCTTGGTCAGCTCAATAGCCGCCCAATCGATGGGGCTCAGCACGATGCCGTCCGCCCACGCCTCGGCCAACTCGACCTGCAGCAGAGCCAGGCGCAGCCGGTCGATGCGGGTTTCCGCCTTCACCACCACGCCCGGGTTGGCGTAGGTCGTCGCCTGGGTGACGAGGCCATTGATGTTCAGGCCAACGCCGGAGCCCTTCAGGATCTGACCCTCCTCCTTCAGCTTGAGGCCATAGCGCAGGCGGCCGTCAACGTAGCCGCGGAGCATCGGAGCATCCGAAAGCACCTGGCGCGACGCATGAATCCAGTGGGCGATGGTGATGACCGGCGCCGAGTTGGCCTCGAAGGTGATGTTGGACTCGGGCTTGAGACCGGTCGGATTCTCCGCCACCGGGCCGGCGTTGTTGACGAAGCCGGTCTCGCGCACGTACTCGACCGCATTGGAGCCGGTCGGAACGACATTGAGCAGGTCGCGGATGGTCAGCCGGCGCAGGCCCGGTGCCTTGATGCCTGCCACGCGGTCCGGAACGATCAGGTCACCGGCCGATGCCCCGTCGCTCGTCAGTACGGCCTTCACGTCCATGTGGAACTTGCTGCCACCGCCGGCGGCCGCGCGAGCTGCCCATGCCTGGTACTCCTCGTTGTCGGTGATCTGGTCGCCCATCGACTTCGGACGGGCCGACTCGCCACCGCCCTGCTCCAGGCGTGCGACCAGCTGCTCGGCGGACTGGAGGCGGGCCTGGAGCTCGCCCTGCTGCGTCAGCAGCTTGTCCACGTTGGCACGCGTCTCCTCGGACAGCTTGGAGTGCGCCTTGATCTCCTTCTCGGCGAGTTCGGCCGAAGCCTTCACCTGGTCGGAAATCTTCTTGAGTTCGGCGCTGATCGCCTCCGGCAGGGCGGCGGCAACCGTCGCCATCACCATGCCATCGGGGCCCAGAGCCATGAAGTGGGTGCCGGCGAAGGCATCGAACGCGAACAGGGTAGCGATGGCGACAGTGATCGCCCAGAGAATGGTCTTGTGCATTGAATAAACCTCAGTAGGTGAGTTTGAAAGCGCGGAGGCCAGCGACAATCGCCGCCTCGGTGTTGCCGGTGGGATCGCCCGCACCGTTGCCAGCGGGATCGCCCGCGCTGGACTTGAACTCGCTGATGAGCGTCATGGCGTCGGACTTCGACATGCCCGACGCACGCAAGGCGCTCTCCAGCCGGCGAACCGCTGCCGCCTGCGTCTTGCCTTCGCCCTTCTTGACCTCTTCCGAGTCGAGGAGGGCATCGGCGAAGCCTTGATCCACGGCGGCGCTGCCGCCGATCCACGACTCACGATCCATGAGCTTCGCCATCGCCTCGATGGGCTCACCGGTGCGCGCCGCGTAGACATCAGCCATCGCAGCATCGAACGGCTCGATCTGATCAGCGACCTCACGCAGCTCGTGCCGATTCCCTGCGACGCCTAGCCAGCAGTTGTGGATCATCAGGAATGCCGGACGTGCGATCTGCACCTGGTCACCGCCCATCGCGATGATCGAGGCGGCGGACGCAGCCAGCCCCATCACCTTGATGGTCACCTCGCCAGGATGCTCCCGCAGCATGCTGTACATGGCGATGCCCTCGAACATGTCGCCGCCGGGCGAGTTGATCGAGACCGTCACCGGCCCCTTGCCCAGAGAGCGAAGCGCGGCCGCCATGCGCTTAGCGGTGAAGCCGCCGCCGGTCCACCAGTCCTCGCCGATTACGTCGTAGATTCCGATGGTGCGCTCGTCGGAATCCTTCTCTTCGGATGCACGGATGCTCGGGTTCCACCGATTGAGGGCCATCGGCGAGACATAGCTGCGCACATCGATCTGCGGCCGCCCCATCGGGACGCCCGGCAATGCTCGAATGGTCATGCTGTTTCCTTATTCCCGCGCAGCGGGGGATTCGTTTAGGCCCAGCAGGGCCAATAGGGAGTTGCGCACGGCCTGCGCCTCACTGGTGCTGCCCAAGCTGTCGAGCGTCGTCATGGCGCTCTGGACGGTCAGGACGGCGGCGTTCCCGCCCAGCGGCTCTTTGTCCTCCAGCTCCCGCACTTCGTCGCGGGTCATGATCCCGTTGTTCACCATCACGGCGTAGAACGCCGCGCGTGCCGCGCTGTCGGCCCGGAGGAGGCCTTCGACCGAGTACTTCGAATAGAAGCGCGACCGCTCGCCGGGGGCGAGAAGATCCTTGTTCACCGCCTGCTCGATGCGCTTGAGCCAGGGGGCGAGTGTGAAGGTCAGGAACCAGATCATCTTCTGCTCGAGCCCGGTGCCCCAATTGCTGTCCTTCTGCCCGTGGCCGACCAGCGACGGATCAGTGCGGAACCACCGGCAAACCTCCTCAACACTGAACGCGCGCGATTCCAGAAGTTGGGAGTCGGACGGTTTGATGCCGATGGTGCCGACATCGGTTCCACCCTCCAGCAGCGGCGTTTCACCTCGTTCAACGGCGCCCAGGACGTTCTTCTTGAACTCAGCGCGCTGTTCCTTCTTCAGGAAGGCGGCCACCTTGTAGTAGACCGTCTGGAGCATCCCGTTGACGAAGGTCCGCGACGCGGCGCGCTCAGCCGCAATGGCGGCGCCAAATACCTGCGCACCGTAGGCAATCACCGATACCCCGTTCTTGCCGTCCAGCGTGAAACCGGGGACTTCCCAGATGCGGTCGCGAGGGATAACCCGTTGCCGCCCATCCTCCCCCGTGTAGCGCCATTCCTTCTTGCCGTTGGAGTCACGCGAAGAAGTCAGGCGGTCGGGATTGAGGAACATCAAGCCGACGAGACGGCCGCCGATCTGTAGCTTCTCGGCGCGGCCGGCGCCGCGCAGGAGCATCGACGCCACCATTGCCTCCCAGAACACAGACGCCGAGGAATCGGTGTTCGGCTGGTCGTGGATCATGAAGTGCAGCGGATGGTGCGGAGCGGGACGCTTGCCGGATGGCGCACGCTCGAAGATGCCAAAAGGCAGCGTGGCGATGGTCTCCGAGATCAGGCGCACGCACGCCCAGACCGCGGAGACCTGCATCGCCGTGGACGCGGTGACGTTCACCCCGGCCACGCTGGAACTGCCCGCGATAGCCGACCAGGCGTCCTCATCGGTCAGCGTCATGGGAATGCCGAGCCATTCCCGCACCGCGGAGGCAATTCGGCCAGGGCGGCGGATGGATTCGTTCTTCATGCTCATGCCTTTCGCGCCGGGTTACTCAGCCAGTCGTCCATAGATTTCATGCCCTCAGGGTTCAACTCCATCAACGACACGGCATCGAACAGCGCCATGAGCGGATCGATCTTTGCCGTCCCGCTGGCCTGTTTTGTGATGAGGATTGAATTGCTGCGCTGCTCCACCTTCGCGTTGCTCACGCACCAGGTCATCAGCGCCTGCCCGCCGTGGACGATGACGCCTTCTGCCAGCTTTCGCTCTGTCGTCTTGATCGCTCCGCCAAGCCTCCAGCCCTGCGAAACCGCAACGATCTTGTCCGCCGGTACACCGGCCTCTTCCAGAGCGTCGAGGATCGCGCCGAGTCCGGCAGGGTCAGCGCCTACCTTGGAGAGCACCCCAGCCTCTTCGAGGTCCGCAACGATGCCTGCCAGTTCGGCAACGTCATCGCCGATCCTCTCGACCAGCACGAGGTCGCCATCGGCAGCGAAGTCGCGCAGCCGCGGCGCGATCTCCTGCCGCCGCTCCAACACAGACGGATGCGCCCACGCCCTGGTCCAAGCCAGCCATTCCCGCGTACCTGCGTCACGGCCAACCACGGCCAGGCCGAGCAGGTCATCTAGCCCGCCGCCATCGATGCCGACCGTGGCTACTTCGCAGCGTTCGATCAGCTCCAACAGGGAAAGCCCTTGGCGGGCCTGCACCTGCCAGTAGTCGGCGCCGGCCCAGCGGTCCGACCGCAGGGACATGCCGATTTCGACGTTCAAGTGCTTGGCAAGGAACTCCTGCAGCTTGCCGTCGCGGGAGTTGGTGAGCCTGCGTAGCTGCGCCTCGATCCAGTCGGCGTTGACCGAAAACCCGATGTTCGGGTTGGTGATGTAGTAGTTCTCCGGCAGCAGGTACGCCTTGGACTCGACCATGGCCGCCGGGAACTCGTAGAGGATTCCCAGCGTCGCCGGGTCCACCACCACGCCATCGCGCACGTCGCGCCAGTACTGCAACTTCTCCTTGAACACGCCGGCCGGCGGCTCATCCGATTGGGTTGTCAGGAAGATCACCCAGCCCTCGTCGCGCGACACCTGGCCGCCCAACGCCTCCAGGAACATCGACTGCGCCTTAGCCTTCTTGCCGAACAACCACAACTCGTCCACGAGGACGCGACCGGCCTTCTTGCCCGACACCGTGTCGGTATCCGCCGCCACCACCTTGAGCGTGTTGCGGCTCACCCGGTGGGTGATCGTGCGCAGGTGCTCTTGGACGTGGAACATGGCCTGCAGCTCCTCGTCGGCCCGGATCATGCCCGCGGCCGGGTTGAAGCTGTTGTCCGCGACCTCCTTGGTCGGGGCCAGGATCAGATGCTCCTCGTCCTCGCGCCAGCACAGAATCGTCGCGGTCAGCATGATGCCGGCCGCAATCGTGGACTTGGTGTTCTTCTTGCTGATTAGCAGGCCGTACTCGCGGATCAGCTGCTTCCCGGTCTCCGAGTCGTAGCCTCCGAAGATGGCGCGTACGAAGTCGAATACCCACTCCTCCGACGCCTCCCCGAAAGTTGGCTTGCCTGGGAGGTCGGCGATGCGCAGTTGCTTGAAGATCGCCAGCGCGTGCTCCGCCTCGTCGGGGAAGATCGGCGGCGGGATGATCCCTTGCCGCGCGATCAGGCGTTGCTCCCAGCCCGGGCACGCCGTCGTCCAGACCGGCGTCACCCCTTACCTCCTACCACCCGCAGCGGCGCCTTGGCCGGGCCAAACCGGCCGCCGCCCGCCGCCTGCTCGGCCGCACTCTTCTGCTGGTCCTTCTTGCCGGTCGCCTTCTTGGCGTACTCGTAGGGCATCAACGCCTTGGCGGCGTCCACCCGGACCTTGATGTCGGTCTGCATGTCGTTCATCACCCCTTGGAGGAACTTCTGGGGATCAGTGGTCAACAGCAGCTCGGACAGGTTCAGTTCGGGCGCTTTCGGCTTCCGGCCCGCACCGGGACGGGCGCCGCCAGAGTTCGCGCGCGGCCCTCCGCTACGTCCCTTCTTGCCAGCCATTTGCTGATTACTCCGAAATCACCAAAAAATCTCTGCGTGAGAGGACAGGTGGTTTCCGGGGCTCGATTCCGCCCAGGTTTGACCCACCCCCCTTCTGTGGAACGTCAATGTCGTGGAACACTCCGCCCTGCCCGCGCGAGGTCCGCTCGGGTCTTGGCCTTGTGGCACTCGATGCACCGCACCCTGCAGTTCTCGTCCGTATCCGCGCCGCCGTTGGTCAGCGCCACCTCGTGGTCGAGCTCGAACCCATCGGGATAGCGCGTCACCGCGTTGCAGTCCCGGCACGTCGGATTGGCCGACCAGATGCGCAGGCGGCGTGCCTGTAGGCGCCGGCCGGTAATGCGCCGCTCGCTCGGCGTGGGAGCCAGCACCAACCGACTTCCGGCGGGCTTGAGCCGTGGCGGCAGCGTCTTGAGCCTGGCCATCACGCCCTCCTGCCTATGCGGAAATTCCGCAAGTGGATCGCCCTGCCCTGCGTGCCGACCATTGCGCCATCCCAACGAGGCATCGCGCACATGGACATCAGCATCACCATCACCACCGTTTTCTCCGGCCCGGGCGTCGTTATCGCGGCACTTGTCCTGTACCGGCTCACTCGCCCATCACAACCTTCCTCGCCCGCGCCGCTCAGTTCGAGCAACCAGGCCGCGCCGTATCCACCACTCCACCCGCTGCCAGTCCGGCTCCATGCCCGTCACCCGGGCGAACCACACCAGCGCGCGGAGGTACCAGCGCACCCACCAGCGCCAGCCGATGGATGCTGTGACCGTCTCGGACATCAGAACTCCTCCACCGCCCAGCCGCCGCCGTCCTTCTTCGGGCGCACGCGCACCGCGATGAACCGGAACGGGTACTGATCGGCTGCAATCTTGATCTTCGCCCTGGCATCGTCCTGCCAGAACCCTTTCACCTCGTGCAGCTCCATCACGCCGTCCGCGGCCAGGACTGCGAAGTCCGGGGTAAAGAACGTGTTGTCGGCGAGCCGCAGCTTGATGCCCTCGAACCGGTGCCACAGGATTTCCCCTGCGTGCTGCAGCGCGCGCAACCGCTCCGCATACGCCGCCTCGGTCTGGTTCATCTTCCCGGCCTTGAGCCGGCCGAGCGCGAGGTGCCCACCTCCGGCCTTGCGCTTCACCGGTCGGGAACCTCGATGGCACAGCCAGCGGCTACGACCGCGCGCCGGGTGTCGATCAGCTCCCGTTGGAGCCAGCCGATCCACGCGTCTGCCCGGTCGCCTCCTGCAACAAGATGCGTCGCGCCTGCCCACCGAAGTTCGGCGGCAGCATCTTGTCCTCGGGCAATGCCCGCAGCTCCACCGGCGCCGGCTCCGGGCGAACCACAGGCCCACTCCGGCCGCAGCTGCACAGAACCGCGGCGCAGAGCAACAGCAAGATCACGTTCGGCACGGTTCGCATCGTTGAGGGCCTTCTGGTAGCGGGTGTCGTTCTCGTGCCGGCTCTGGGCCAGCTTCTCGGATGCAGCGCGCGCCTTGGCGGCCACGGCGGCGGTGCCGGCGGCCAGCTGCTGCAGGGTCGCGGCGTGCTTGGCGTTCTCGGCCGCGCGGGCCTGGACCTCGGCCTGGTACTCACCGCGCCAGTGCGAGCCGCCCCAGCGGTAGCCGAATGCCAGCACCAGCAGGGCCAGCAGCAAGCCGGCCGCCCAACGGGTCAGGTCTGCATAGGGGCGCAGGGGATCGAGGGACAGACTCATGCCGTCACCGAATGCAGCCACGGCGCGATCCAGCCCCAAACCTTCGGGGCCAGCCACAGCAGCAGGGCGCCGACGCCCATGAAGAAGCCAGCCGCAATCACGGCGCAGCCCAGAAGCTCGTCATCTCGTGCATAGAACATCGTCATCCCTCCTGTTCGGCCACGCACTTGGCATGGCGCTCCTGCTGGCGCTCCCACGAGCCCCAGCACCGTTTGTTCGGCTTGCCATCCACCAGCGTCGAGCAGTCGTAGCCGGCGGCGTACTTGAACCGCAGCAGCGCATCGCAGGCGGCCCGGTAGTGGACACGCTGGGCGCCGGGTGTCGGCGCGGTGACCGTTGCGAGCAGGTTCCGGCGCATGCCGGACCCACGCCAGTTGCCGATCCCGTACTGCCCCGTGAAGTCCAGGTACACGTCGAACTCGCCCTGCGTCATCCGCACGCCAGGCAGCGAATCCCTGAACCGCTCGGCCTCCTCACCGTGGAGGTTCCACGCCAGCTCCTCGGCGCGCCTGCGGGTGATCGGCGGGTCCGTCAGCCTCACCGGCCGACCGTCCTCGTAGCGCGTCGAACCGAAGCCGATGGTCGGCACGTCGCCCTTGGTCGGAATGTGAGGCCGCGGGGCGAAGTTCTCCTTCACCTGCCAACCCATGAAGCCGGCCGCGCTCAACATCAGGCCGGCAACGGCGACGCGGACCGGGCCTTTCGGCTCACCGGCCATCGCGGTCCTTCCTCCACTCCCGGTACCACTTCCACACCAGGTACATGCCCTGCAGCACGATGTAGCCCAGCGTGCCGGCATACATCCACTCCTGGACGCCCCAGCCGGCCACGCTGGCGCCGGCTACGGCCACCATCGGCGCGGTCTTGAGTACGGCGCTGCCGGTGGTTCCGATGATTTCCTCGCGCATGGTTTGCGGTCTCGTGTGCATTCCGGTCTCCCGGCAACGGATGAAACGCCCACCACGCCACCGGCACGGAGAGGCCCGGTCGGTACGGCGCAGCAGGCGGGAAAGGTGCCCGTCACCGCAGCCCGGCAGGCTCTGCGAATGGGTCCGGTGAGAGTGGACGGGCGTAGAGGGTCCGATCACCACCGCTGGCTAGGCGGGTCCGGCGATGGCGGTAGCCGGTGCACTGCCGCTTAGGTAGCAGCACGACGCCAGCCCCAATCGCCTCACGGCGAGCGGAGGGGTTTTCGGCGCGGTGGTGATCGGGTTGAAAAGAAGAAGCCCGGCTTGTGCCGGGCTTTCGTCGCGTGATGGTAGGAATGTAGGGCCAAAATCGCGCGGCTGTCACCCGCGCACTACGCGGCCGACTGCTGGAGCGCGTGGCATAACCTGTTTGCTGCGCACTGCTCCGCCTCAAGCATCTGGGTAAGCAGCCAATCCACCACTTCGGCCCATCCCTCCCGGTACGTCGAATCGCCGACGCCGAGGGCGGTGGCGCGCTCGCGGTTGCTCAAGCGTTCGCCCTTCATGTAGCCGATTGCCACCGTAGCGATCTCCGGCATCCGCTCTTCCAAGCGCTCGGGCCACAGCCGGTCGCGGGCAATGGCCACCCTCGCCTTGAGGATCTCCAGGTGTCGCACCGTGCGCTCGTCCCGGTCGCGGTTGAACCGAGCCATGCATTCGGCAATGCCCCAGGTCGCGCGCGCGTCTGCGTAGTCCTTCGACCGCCGGTTCCGCTCCTCCAGCGCCATGCGCGTGATGCCCTCCAGCACCCGCAGGATGTCGCCGCGGCTCGGGTCGGGACCGTGCAGCAGCTCCAGCAGGTCTCGGCCAATGCCAGCCGGCACCATGCCCAGCGCCCCGGCGATGTCGATATTGCTCAGTTCGACCACGCCACCGCCGGCCGCGCCGTCCAGCCTGGCAACGGTGGGGTTCAGCCGCGCCAGCAGCTCGCGCACGTTGTTCATGCCGCTCTCCTTTGTTCGATCACGTAGGTCTGTTGCTCGATCAGCTCGTCGTCCGAGCCGTAGGTCTCGTGGAACACGCGCGAGCCATCAAGCAGGCTCGGGCCGTAGATCGCCCGCATCCACCCGAAGGTGTTCCCCTCCAGCGGGTGGCGTCGGTGATGCCAGGCGCACAGCGCGTACCCGAACATGTGCCCGCGGCGGACGTTGCCGCTCTTCGCGTGGTTGTAGTCGCAGCCGATCACCACCAGCTCTGGCGCCAGCAGGTCGGCGGTGACGAGCGCCAAGCACGCCATGCAGGGGCCCTCCTTCGCCGACACCATGCGCTCAGCCTCCGCCGCAGTGGGCGCGCCGGTCGAGTGAGCCATTGCCATCAGGTACCGCCCTCACCGTCGAATCCAAGCTCCCGGGCAGCGCGCGCCATGGCCGCGGCCGCGGATTCGCGGTTCGACACCACCGGGGCCGTGGGCGGCACGTGCGGGAGAGCCGGCACAGCAGCCGGCAGCGCGCCGCCGGCCGAGACGTGGCGCAATGCCTGGTCGTATGCCGCGGAGATCATGCGCGCCTGCTGGTAGCCGTCAGCGGTGTTGAACGCGTGCAGGTCAATCATCGAACGCACCAGCACCGAGAACGGGCTGCGATCCTGGCCGGGCCGCATCTCCTGCTCCACCTGGGCCAAGGACGGCAGGCCCAGACACAGCGCGCGGAACTTCGCCGGGTTCGGCGGCCACTCCAGCCCTGCCCTCAGGCACGCAGCCATCCCATCGGCGACCTGCCGCGGGAGCAGCCCCTTCAACGCGACCAGCCACGTCTCACCGGCGATGGTCAAAGGGCCGTGCGGATGGGCCGGCGCCTTGCCGTTGTCCCGCCCCCACTTCCCGGGGAACATCGCATCCATGCGCTCCCACAGGGTCCACAGCGCCTCGATGGCGCGCGGGCTCGCATCAGCCGACGACGGAGAACTCTCCGTCGATGACGCTGCCGGCCGGCTCTGCTCGTCCACCTGGGCCTGCGCGGCCAGCGCGGTTACCACCGTGGCGGCGCTCGTACTCGGCCCGGAGCTGGGAGACTCCGGCGGCAGAACCTTGTGCAGCTGTTCCATGGGCATGGCCTCCTGATTTCGGGATTACGGGGAGCGACAGGCCGGCGGCCATTGCGTCGCGGAGGGATTGGTTCATGTCCCCGCCGGCGTCGGCGATGGACCGGAGCATGGGCAGGATCTGCATCCAGCCCTGCACCGACAGCGTTCGGTTGATGACCCGGCGATGGCGAACGAACTGCGCCATGACCTCGCGGTCGAGCCCGGCGGGGAGCTGACCCAGCGGCGCCAGCTCCCGGTCGATGTCCGACTCGGCCAGCCGGCCCGCCACACACGCTCGCGGTGTGGGTTGCTCTTGGTTGCTTTTGGTTGCTTTTGGTTCGGGTGCAATAGCTGTTGCACCCTTAAGTGCCCCGTTTTGCACCCTTAACGACGCCGTTTTGCACCCTTTAGCACCCGAATTTGCACCCTTACCGCCATCGTTTAAGGGTGCAAAATCTGCACCCTTACGCTCGGCGCAGCTCGCATGCCCTGCATTCAGGTCGTCTTTCTCGGCTCCGCTTTTTAAGGGTGCAATTTCTGCACCCTTAATCCACTCGGGGTTGATGCGGTACTCGCGGGGGCGCCCGGCGTAGCCTTGCCCGGCCAGTCGACCACCCGTCCCGGCATTCACAAGAACGAGCCACCCGGCCGCCTGCATGGCGCGGAGCTGGTACTGGACCGTGCGCTCGGACTGCCGCGTCTTGGCTGCCAGCAGCGCCACCGAGGGGAAGATGTGGGTGCCGTCGTCGTGGGCGTGGTCAGCCAGGGCCAGCGCCAGGAGCATTTCGCCGCCGCCCGCGTGGTAGCGGTCGAAGACCATGCCTGTCATTCGCGCGCTCACGTCAGTTGCCCTCCGCCTCTGCCAGCTTCGCGTAGCGCAGGTTCTTGTTGATCCGATCCTCGAGCGAGCGCACGCGGGCGCGCTTCACTGCGAGCATCTGCCCCGCTGGAACGCGGTCCTGCAGCAGATCGTTCAACTGTGCCTGCAACTCGGCTGCCGTCTTGCGCAGGTACTCCGAGCGCTTGCCGACCCATTGCGCCGCCGGCTTCCCTGCAGCGCGCGCCCGACGATCAAGTTCGGCGCGCAATTGCTGATCCGAATAGCGGGCAAGGCCAACGGCCCGCGGCTTTGGCTTCGCGTCCTGACTCATCGCTGGTCTCCCAGCAGCGCCACGAACCGCCGCTCGACCGTCACCGCGGCGATGATCACGTCCTGACAGGCGTTCACGATCTTCCGGGCATGCGGGCGGTCCCGCTCATCGATGACGCCATCCGAGATGGCCGGCGTCAGCGCGGTCACCAGCTGGCCGAAGTCCGCCATCAGGCTGCCGATCCCGGCCGTGTCCGCATCGGGCGCGATGTGCGCCAGCCGGACCGGCAGCATGCCCCGCCGCGCGGCCAGGTCGCGTTCGCAGTCGCTGCGATACGGCTCCGGCAGGCTCAGCACCCAGGCGTCCTCAAGGTCGGCCGGCAGCGTCTTCACCGTGCCATCTATGTAGCGCCGCAGTGCCTGGCCGTTGGCCTTGAGCGCGTCGGCCAGGTCATCGCCGGTCCCCATGCGAAGCGGGACAGCCTTCTTGTCGTGCTTGTGGGGCGCCGTCATGGCGAAGTAGTTCTCGGCAACATGCATCGCGAAGCTGTTCGCGTTCATTGCCGTCTCGTTGAGCATCTTGTCCGTGTAGGCGTAGACCACCGCGGAACGCGGAGGCAGAAACTGCCTCCCCAGCTTCATGCCATCGGCAGCCGCGCCGGGCAGACTGCCGGCCATGGAAGAGATCACGGACATTTCAGGCGCCCTCCCAGACCAAGAAAGCGCCGCCCACCTTGCGGTACGCTGCCGTTTCCACACTAGCAGCCCGCAAGGAGGGCGACATGGACGAGACGACGCGATGGAATTTCCAGCGTCTACAGGGCCGGATCAGCGCGATGGATGTGATGCTGCTGGAGCTCATGAAGGCGGTACCGAATGGGCGAACCGCCGCCGCATCCGGAGCGACATCGATATCCGCAGTAGCGGAGGGTCTCGAGGCGGAAGGGAACGAGAACCTCGCGTTCATAGCGGCGGGCATGAGGGAGTATTTGGCGGATTTCATGGGCCAACTCGACACTTAGGCCACCTCCACCGGGACGATGCGGCCGCCGTCGGGGTCTTCGGGCTCCTGCGGCGCAGCGGCGGCGGGAGCATCGGCGAGCAGCGCATGCAGCCGCGGCGAGGCCGGGACGAGGGCGTCGTCCGCCCACTCCTCCACCGTCTCGCGCGGCAGCTGCAGCAGGACGGCCAGGCTCGTGTCGCTGGTCAGCGCCAGGCGCTCCATCAGCGCGCGCTTCGTGATGCCCTCTTCCGGGCCGAACACGTCGGGCCGGAGAAGCTCGAGGAACTGCCGGCGCGCGTCGGGGATTCCGTTTTTCCGCCAGTCGCTAACGGACGGGGCCTTGACTCGGCAGAGCTTGGCAACCGTCGCAGTGCCGCCGAGCGCATCAATGATCTGGGAGGGGGTCTTGGTGTCCATGGCGCAGGAGCTTAGGACTAGCTAAGTGCAAGGTCAATAGCCAGTCCGAAGCCAACCCTAATTAGGCTTAACTAATGAGCACTCTTGCCGAACGCCTATCCCTCGCCATGTCTCAGCGGGGCATGTCTCAAGCAGAACTTGCGCGGCTATGCGGCGTGAGTCAGCCAAGCGTCCACGGCTGGCTGAGCGGCAAGGCGAAGTTCCTCCGCGGCGAGAACCTTCTTAGCGCAGCTGCGGCTCTGGTAGTCTCCGATGAGTGGCTCGCCACCGGCCAGGGCCCCATGGAGAGGCGCCAAGCCCCCCGCCCCACAAAGTCTCAGTCCGCGCGACCTGACCCGGCGATCCTGTCCGCAACCCAAGATTTCCTTGAGCGAGCCTTTGCTGCACTCGGCAAGAAGTTCTCACTCACCGCGGAAGCCGACCTGTTCGCGGACGTCTATGAGTGGGTTTCCGAGGACGACAGGCCGATAGATCAAAGAAACCTTGTGGACTTCGCTCAATGGCGGGCGAAGCGGGATAGTCACAGGGAGCGAGATGAGCAAAACGGACACACTTCTGGAAAAGTTGCTGGAGCGGATCAGCGCCGCACCGCCGGCTGACAAGCCGCTGGCTGATGTTGGGGCGGTTCGCCCCATGGACGAGATCACGCGGCAGAGCCACATCCGTATGATCCGCAGCTTGACCAGGGCATACAGGCAGTTCGGCTTCCAACTCTTGGTGGACCAAGCCACCATCGGCTGCGCGGCCATTGAGGACCTACCAGATGCCGAGCTGGTGGCGCTACATCGAGACCTGGACCGAGCACGGGAGTGCATTGCGGATGGGGTTACGTTTGAGGATGCCGGCCTTCTGCGCTCGATGCGCTGACCACTAGCTCGTAGTGATGTTCATCAAGCCCCACCTCTGGTGGGGCTTCTATTTAGGCCGGATAGTGCCGAATTGAATGAACCAATAGTTAAACGTTCAGCATTTGAGCCGAAAAGTTAGCTACTCCTATTGACTTAGAGATTAGCTAGTCCTAATTTTGCATCCGTCGCCCCAAGACCAGCCCACCCCGGGCCGGGGCACGGAGACCGCAAATGTCCGGCACCGCCGCGCTCCCGCAGCGCCGCCCCGCAGTCGCAGTGCTGCGCGAGGCCACCAGGTACCTCCTCGCCTCCCTGCTGCTCGCCCTGGCCGGCTGCGCCGCGCCAGTCCACCCTGAGCCCGTGTCATCCGCCGTACTGGCCGTGGACGGCGAAGTCGCCATCCCGGCGGACCTGATCGTGACGAGCCCGCGCATCTGCGCCGCGCTCGCGGTCTACGACCTGGCCCAGCACGACGACTGGGGCCTGCGCGCCACCATCGCCCACACCGCCTTGAACGGCTTCCGTGCCGCCGAGCGCGTGCCGAACTGCGCTGCCGGCGTCGGCGCCGCGCTGACGCGCGATTTCTCGCCGCGGCGCTGGCAAGCCGCGCTCGATGCCGTGGACGCCGTGACCAGCGGCTCCTACTCCGTTTCCCCCGACGCATGCACCCGGGCAACTGCGGTTGCCCCCCTGTCCTCCGTGGTGAACGCCGAAACCCCATCGGCGGCCCGGGTGCATTGCGTCATCTACGACCTCGCGTTCGTCAGCGCCGCGCCCTGACGCGGCCCAGGAGAAGCCCATGCAACGCATGATCAGCCACCCCGAACCGATCGCGCCCTGCAGCAAGGGCCACGCCGCCCGCCACATCCATGACCTCCGCCGCGCGTCCGCCGGCGGCGGACACGGCATCGAGTGCGCCTGCAGCCACACCGCGCGGCACCCCGAGTACGAACGCGCCCTGGCGGAATGGGAGCAGATGCACCAGCAGCCGGCCGCGCGCCGCGCGTCCAGGACGCCGCGCCGGGTTTTCCCGGCCATGCCGCAACTCCAGCTGTCGCTCTGAGGTGGCCATGTCCGACGACGCCCAATCCGCCCTGCTCCTGGACGCCATCTCCAAGAAGCCGATGACCGCCATGGAGATCCTGACCGAGCTCGGCATCGCACGCGCCAGCGCGCGCGTCTACGACCTGCGCCGGGATGGCTATGTCATCCACTCCACGGCGGTCGTGGTCCGCAACCGCCGCGGCAAGCCCTGCCGCGTTGCGCGCTACAGCGCACCGACGGCACAGAAGCTCCTCATCCCGCATCTGCCGGGCCGCGCCCGGTACACCCATCGCCCTGGCAACAAGGACGCCAACGCATGAACGCACACAACGAGCAGCACGATCCGGCATCGGCAGTAGTCAAGCAAAACTTGACTACTCAGCCCGCCGCAGCGCAGGAGGCGGTGGCGTACTGGCACGTTACGTTCCGCATGTACCCTACGAACGTGAACTACTGCGAGGCGTTCGTGCGCGGACCCGCACGCCCGACACTGGAAACGCTAGGGATAACGCCGCGTCCGGCTGAGATTATCAGCGCGGAACCTTTGTTCGCCGCCCCCGTCACCGCAGCGCCGGCCAAGTGCCCCGCGTGCGCGAGCGCGACCGAATCGTACTGCTGCAACTGCGGATGGGCTTCGGCCAGCACCACCGCAGCGCCGGGGATCGACCTTCGGCAGTTCCGTAGTGCGGTGGAAGCGTGGAAGCGAGATGCAGAGAACCGGCACCACGCTGGTGAAATCTTCCCGGAACAGGAGGACGCAATCTGGACGGAAGCCGACCGCCTGCTCGCCCTGATCGACGCCAGCCCCAAGACCTCAGCAGCGCCGGGGATCGACCTTCACCCGATCCGTTATGCCATCAAATACGCAGCCGCAGCAGCACGAGAAAATACCCACACTGAGTTGGCAGAAGACTTCGATGAACTAATCCGGAAGCTCGACGCCAGCCCCAAGGGTAACGAGGCTCAACAGGCTGGCGCACAAGCCATTGCCATCGTGCATATGGACGGTTACCGCTGGAACGGGAAGCACTGGCAGAAGGACAGCACCAAGGGCGGCAGCGCGGCGTGCGAGCGCATTGCCGCAATGCTCTACGAAGAAGCTACAGACGAGCCGTGGACGGTTGCCGGCGTCGAGCACGAGATACCAGATCGGGCCTACTACCGGGAGCTGGCGCGCCGTGTGCTTGATGCGGCGCAGGCCGGCGATGCGGAGGTGCAGCCGTGAGCGCGCGCATCCGATTGAATGGAAAGCCCGCTAGGTGCGCCGAGTGTGGCTGCACGTCTCTGACGTGGGACGTGAATAACACGATCTGCGCCCCGGTAGCCCAAGGACGACTGACCACCCACGACGTCCTGTGCATCTTCCTCCTCGGCTGCGATGACTGCTCGGCCACCGTGGCATCGTTGACGGCCGATGAAGTGGCTGCCGCGATGCAGGCCAACAGCCACGGCGCGGGGGTATCTGATGCGTAAGCGCGAACTTGCGTCAGTAGTCGATCTGCTGTGTGGCGAATCGAAGCCCGGCATTCAAGGCTTCTTCCAAGCTGGCGAAGTTCTCCCGAACGGGGGTCTTGAACGGCGGCAGATCGCTTATCTCAACGACGTGGACAAAGGCCTCGCCGCCTTCCGGCTGCCAAGCCTCCACGTAGATGTCCCTGCCGTAGTACGAAGTGATCTGCCGGTCACGAGCAATTTTGGGCTGCATGTCGAATTCCTTTCCGGGGTGCCCCGCCATTCTGCCACGGAGGTGCGCCATGGCTGACCTGATGCAGCAGGCCCGCGAGCTGCTTCCATGCCCGTTCTGCGGCGAGGCGGCAAAGCACACCGTATGGGGCGATGCCGGCTTCAACAAGGTCGAATGCACCTACTGCGATGTGGGCATGGACTACTTCTACCACCAGGACGATGCCTTTGAAGCTTGGAACCGGCGCGCCGCCCTGCGCGCCGCGCCGGAGGGGTGTGTCCTGGTGCCGGTGCAGACGCTGGAGTCGATCCGCGACAGCAGCACGGACCCGAACGCTCGCGGCTTCGCTGCCGGTGCGCTCGCCGCCCGCCCGCAGGGGGTGAGGTGATGGCGCGCTGCATCGAACGGCACGGCTACGAGGTGGACGACAACGGCGTGATCCACTACGACGACCGCGAAGTCTCCTACGAGCATGTGGAGCGGATCGCCGGGCGGCGGCTGGATCGCCGGAAGAAGTACGCCGTGATCGACGGCCAAGTCGCCGAGGCGGCAACGTGGACGGTCGCGTGCACAGGCTGCAGTGAGACCCTCGAAGGAGCCGGCCACGGCTGCTCCGAATGCGGCTACACGGGCCGGCGCCGAGGTGGGTGCTGGTTCCCGCTGCAGCAGGCGGACCGCCCGCAGGGGGTGAAGGATGGCCGGTGATATGCCAATCGGACTGTGCGCCGTGTGCGACGACCCGCTGGACCTGAGCGATGCAGGCATCTGCAAGACCTGTGGCCAAGGCTTCTGCTGGTCTGGTTGCGGTGGGTGGTATGGCGGCGAACATGCCTGCCACAACTGCGCGCCGGAATTGGTAGAGGAGATCGGCTGCCCGCTGTGCGGCGAGCCATGGTGCGACGCGGACTGCGGAGAGGAAGCGGACAGCCCGCAGGAGGCGAGCGATGCGTGAGGCATCACTCCGCAGCACGATCCCTTTCAATCAGCCTCTTGGCAGCATCTCTCGCGGCCTCGATTCCGGCGGCCGTAGCCTCGGTAACTGTCCTGAAGGTCTGCGGCACCTCAACTTTCAAAATGTGGCCTATCTCCATTCCGAAGTGCACGTAGCCCACCGCTCCGAATGGTCCTCCGTCCCCCCCAGTACGAACCGCCATGAGCCGATAGGGTCCTTCCGTCTCAACGGACATTGGCCGCCCCAAATGTATGTAGGTGTGCTGCCTGTTTACGCCGCTCCGTGCCGGCCTGCAAGCGGTATTCGGCTTTCCGTAGTGGAGGGCTCTATCGGTGAGTGCGTACCGCATTGGTCCGGCCATGGTGAAGGCGCTGCGACGGCTTGCTCACGGGCAGAAGGGCCTGGACGAGGAGACCTACCGGGCGCACGTCCGGGCGGTCGGGTGCGAAAGCACCTTGGACCTCACCCGGCCACAGCACGCGGCGCTGCTGCAGCGCCTGGTCGCCCTCCCCGACAGCCCGAAGGTGCGCGGAAATGATCGGCGCGCCTGAGCAGCTCGACATCTTCGGCTATCGCGCTCGGCGCCTGGCCGAAATCAATCGCGTCGCCGCCGATGCAGCGCGCGTCGCCTACAACTTCCCGCCCTCCATTCGGGAGGAGCGGGTGAGGTTCTATCTGGCCGAGGCTGATCGATACGACGCCTTGGCCGCTCAATGCGCGCCGCCGATGGCGCCGAAAGGAGTGTGCCGTGGGTGCGGCTGAGAAACTGGAAGAGCTACTGTCGATTGATCGTGTGTGCGAGCTGACCGGTGTCAGCCGGGCCTACATCTACATCCGCATCGGGGAGAGAACCTTCCCCAGGCAGATCAAGGTCGGCAAGAGATCGCTCTGGCTGATGAGCGAGGTGCAGGCGTGGATCGCTGCGGAGGTTTGCGCATTTCGAGAAAACGAAACGGGCACCAAACGGGCACCGGGTAGCTTTGTGGCCAGCGAAGAAGGAGCCAAAACGGAGCCAAACCATTGA